GTGGTCTCCTATCGTACTCCTGAGAGTTATACTCTTGAGGAAAATTGGATAATTAAAGATGATTTTACCATCTGTCCTGATACCAATGACCAAGAACTTGTGGAGGTTGTTTCACCCATTCTTTCAGGAAGCGAAGGTTTAACAAGAATTGCACGCATGTTCGGATTCCTGAATAGTTATCCATTCAAAACGAACTCAACTTGTGGCCTTCATGTCCATGTTTCGCTTGGGTGGGATAAAAACAATATCGATTCCCAAACTCTAAGAGAGATTAGTGGGATACAACAGGCAATACATAACAATGCCTTTTTCTTTGACAAATTGGTAGAGCCCTACCGTTTGAGCGCACCCTACTGTAAAAAAAGGCTACCAGAAAAATCTTCCGCAGTGTCAATAAAAAACGAAGCATCTTTAGCTGTTGCGCTGTTGAACGGCGCAAGGCAGTTTGGTCAAATAAACCGTTATAGTCTGTATAATTTTGAGGCTTTGAAAAAGCACGGCACTGTGGAGTTTCGAGGCAAAGAGGCGGCGAATTATGTCAATGCGCTGGGGTATATCCGTTTTCTTGTTGCCTTCGTCAGCGAAGCCGTCGTCAACCCCAAGATTAAAGCCGCCGATGTTTTGGACAAATATTTTGACGGGCTTACGGTTGCTGAGGCGAAAAAAAAGATCATGGTTCAGCCAGCACGAAATGACGCTACCGTAGTTCCCTCTCCAAATGGTGTTTTGATTCAGGCGTGCGGTTAATCAAACCAACTTATCAACCAGGCTGCCGCGGGGAAGGGGGGCGGCGTTTTGGGACAAAGGCGCGGCCGCAGCCTGCTTCATCACGGTTTTGACCTGATCGAAATTCTGCTGCAGCTGGTTGATGATCGCTTGCGTCGCTTGCTGATTGCTTTTCAGCCCGACGATTCCCGCTGCGATCCCGGTGGATTGAGCGCGGAGAAGGGAATTGACGGCCGTATTGCTGACGGGGCTGACCATTTTACGGGGACTCCATGATGCGACTCAGGAATATTAGCACGCTGATAGCCATTTATTAACATAGAGTTAATTGGTTAATTATAAAAATTATTCTAAAATAGGAAAAAAGTCCTTGACTTCCGGTTTCGCTAGGGGTATTGACAGTGCCACGGCGTACTGCGTTCAGAGGACAGAAAACATGACAGAGGACGTACCAGGTGATTCACCTGAGCCGAAACCGTCAGCGGTAAAGAAAAAAACGGCGAAGCGAAAAAAAAAGAAAAAAACGCCTTCCCGAAAAGTTCAGACCCGAAAAAAAACCGAAAAAATCCAAAAAGAAACCGCAACGGCTCAGCCAAAGTATCACCCGCGCCCGCGCGGGCCTGACGGGTGCTTTCTGAGGGGGCCAAGAGTTAGAATTACCGATGAAAAGGAAAACGCAATACCGCTTTCCACCAGTCGGGCGTCTGTCGCCAAATATACGTTGGAAACTTTGCTGAAACTTATGGCGGTAGACCAAAGCGGCTCGGTTCGCGTCGCGGCCGCAAGGGCGGTTTTTGATAAATATATTAAGAACGAAGCGGGGGGCGATGACAAGCGAGGAAACGCCGACCGCACCAGAGCCATCGCCGAAGCCCGTGCCATTCTGGACGAACTTGCCGAAGCCAAACTTGGCAGCGCTGGTACAACGGGCGCGCTGGATCAGGACGGCTCGGCCGGAACAACTGACCCCCAAGGGTGATTGGCAAATCTGGCTGGTGCTCGCGGGGCGCGGCTGGGGCAAAACGCGCACGGGCGCGGAAGACATCGCGACCTATGCGCTATGGCATGAAGACGCAAGGATTGGGATCGTCGCGGCGACGTTCGCCGATGCGCGCGACGTTTGCATCGAAGGCGAAAGCGGATTGCTGAGCGTGTTGCCTCCGTCTTGCGTGACAGCATGGCATCGCAGTATGGGCGATTTGCATTTGTTCAACGGGAGCCGGATCAAGATTTTTTCCGCCGATCAGCCCGACAGGCTGCGCGGCCCGCAGCATCACAGGGTTTGGTGCGACGAGCTGGCCGCGTGGCCGGGGCGCGCGGCGTTCGATCAGGCTTTGTTCGGTTTGCGGCTTGGCGACGATCCGCGCCTCATCATCACAACGACACCGAGGAATACGCCTTTGTTATTCGAACTTCTCAAACGCAAGGATGCGGGCGTTCATGTGACGCATGGCCGCACGATGGACAACGCCGCGCATCTTCCGCCGCGCGTTCTTGAACATCTGAATGAGCGCTATGCGGGCACGCGGCTTGGCAGGCAGGAGTTGGACGCCGAGTTGCTGGAAGACACCGAAGGCGCTTTATGGCAGCGCGCGTTGATCGATAGTTGCCGCGTCGGACGCGTGCCGGAATTGCGGCGCGTGATCGTGGCTGTCGATCCTGCCATGAGCAGCAATGCCGCGAGCGACGAAACCGGGATTGTCGCCGCCGGGCGCGGCGTCGATGGTTTGATTTATGTGTTGGCCGATTGGTCGGGGCGTTTTTCGCCGGAGGGCTGGGCGCAACGCGCCGTCATGCTTTATCAGGACATGCGCGCGCAAATGATCGTCGCCGAAGTGAACGCCGGCGGCGAATTGGTGGAGCGCGTTTTGCGCCAGATCGCGCCGCAGGTTTTGTTCAAGCCGGTGCGCGCTTTACGCGGCAAGGCCGAGCGCGCCATGCCAGTCGCGGCGCTGTACGAGCAGGGCCGCGTGCGGCACGTTGGCCCGCTTTCGGCGCTCGAAGATCAGATGTGCCGGTTTTCGATGACCGGCGTGCCTTCCGGATCGCCCGATCGCGTGGATGCGCTTGTCTGGGCGGTGACGGAGTTGAGCGAAGTGGCAAGGGGGGAACCGCGGGTGAGGGGAATTCTTTAGAGGCAATATAATTTGACCCCTCACCAAGAAAACCTAAGTTCGCTTCGCAAGAGCTTCGCAAACTAAGGTTTTCTACCCTCTCCCTCAAGGGGAGAGGAAAAAAGGCGTTCACGACAAACTTTCGAAAGGACCACCATGGGATTCCGCAATCTCGTGACGCGGTTGGCGCGTGCGAAAATTTCTGTGCAGAAAACGTCCGCGCAGGCGGCGCCCGTGCAGGAAACGCCTGTGCAGGAGATCAAGACGAGCGCGGCCGGGCCTGTGATCGCCTATAGCAGCGTCGGCAAGCCGAAATGGACGCCGCGGCGTTATGACACTTTGGCCGACGAGGGATTCCGCAAGAACGTCATCGCGTATCGTTGCGTGATGCAAGTTGCGACGGCGGCGTCCGCCGTGCCGTGGCTTCTTTATGACGATGGGGGCGCGGAGATCGACCGGCATCCGTTGTTGACGCTGTTGCGGCATCCCAATCCGTTGCAGGACGGCATGGCGTTTTTGGAAAGCATCTTCGCCGATCTGGAAATCTCCGGTAACGCTTATATCGAAGCCGTTCAGCCGAGCATGGGCCACCTGCCGACCGAGCTTTATGTTTTGCGCCCCGACAGAATGAAGGTCGTGCCGGGACCTGCCGGTTTGCCGCTGGGCTATGAATACGGCGTGAACGGAAAGCTCACGCGCTGGGGCGCCGATCCGATTACGGGCGCTTGCGCCATTTTGCATATCAAGCTGTTTCATCCGCTGGATGATTGGTACGGACTTGCCCCTCTGGAAGCTGCGTTGCTGTCTGTCGATCAGCACAACGCGGCGGGCGCGTGGAACCAGGCTCTGCTCAATCAGGGCGCGCGCCCTTCCGGCGCTTTGGTGTATGCGCCCAAGGATGGCAGCGGCAATCTTGGCGACGATCAACTGAAACGTCTGCGCGAGGAACTGGAGCAGCATTATCAAGGCGTGCGGAATGCGGGACGGCCTTTGATTTTGGAAGGCGGGCTCGACTGGCGCGAGATGAGCCTGTCGCCAAAGAATATGGACTGGCTGGCGGGACGCGATACGGCGGCGCGGGACATCGCGCTGGCGTTCGGCGTTCCGGCGCAGTTGATCGGCCTGCCCGGCGCGCAGACATACGCGAACCTCGCCGAGGCGCGGCTGGCGCTTTATGAGGAAGCCGTGCTGCCGCTTCTTGAGCGCGTGATTACGGCGTTCGATCATTGGCTGACCCCAATGTTCGACGACCGGCTGTCGCTCGATTACGACATGGATTCAATCAGCGCGCTGACCGGACGCCGCGATATGCTGTGGGACAAATTGCAGAATGTCGATTTTTTGACCGTGAACGAAAAACGCGAAGCGGCAGGATATGAGCCTGTGGACGGCGGAGATGCGCTGGCGGGCGTGCGGGGGTCTGCGCCTGTTGCGGGGCCTGTGGTTGCGCCAAATTTTTCGCCGGGATTCACGCCTGCGCCGGAGGCGTATTCAGGAAGGCAACCGCGCAAATACAGCGACGATCAACCGCGTGTGCCTGCCGGGAGCCCTGACGGGGGACAGTGGACGAGCGGGGATGATGGGGGAGATGATGAAGAAGATGACCCGTCTTCGATGATCGGCGCTATTGGCAGTCAAGTCTGGAATTTTTTGCAGTGGGCTTTTGGCGTTAGCCCGGCGCAGGCTCAAGATAGCGACGAGAATGCAGTTCGGGGTGGCGTGGAAGACGATACGACGGCGGAAACAAGGACAGCTGTGTTTCAATCCGCAATAGAGAATTTGCGCCAGATTGATCCGAACAATCGAGAGCTTGAATCGATTTCAGGCCCAAACTGGGTTCCTTCGTGGAATGATATTGTCAGTATTAACCAGGAGATTGCAAATGTCAGGAACGATCAGATTTGCAATATGCTTTACCCAAACGGAGTACCGATTGGAAATAGTGGAACAGACCAAACGATTAGAGAATTGCCAGGCGGAGAAACAGCGGCTGAAAAGATGTTTCAAGATTTGATACAAGGCGCGACGCCGGGAACACCTCCCGGCTATCCGGGAACCGCTTACAGATTGCCTGATAATGGCTATATTGGATATAGAGGAACCAATTCAAGCGATGGGACCCCAACAATCGATTTGAATGTTACTTCTTTAGGGGATAGTATTACGAAGCTTAAATTTCCCATGGATGGAGGCAGGCAATGAAAAAAAACTTCCAGCAAATCCTGACCTCTTTTCAAAATGAAGGGAAAGAGGATTATATTGGGCTTTGGCAAGTCGAAACCCAAGTGCGTCTCAGTTTAGGGTTGTCTAAAACAGACACAAAGAAATTATTACAAGAAGTGCTGGGGTTTGTGCGGCTTATGCTGCAAAATCGCTTTATTGCAGTTACCTTGGCAAAAGGCGGCGGGTATACGGCTTGGCCGGATCAGTCCCCCGAATCTGTTACTAAGAAAATTGAGCAAGAATGGAATCGTCTCGGTGGACCGGATCCTGATCTTACCTTTAGTGTTTGGTTCTGTTATAAGGAGTGAAATTCCCAAATGGGAAAATATGGGCAATGAGGAAAGAATATCAAGATGAGCTGGATGGTTTTCTCCGCGAAGGCGATGAGGATTATATCGGCTTTTGGGAAATTAAAAGTGCTGTAAGTTCCCTTTTAAACTTGCCCAATACAAACAGTTTGTCCAAATCAGATTCGGAGAAACTTCTTAAGGGAGTTCTGGAATTCGTGCAGATTATGCTGCGAAACGGGTTTATGGTTGGGCGTCCGAACGATAGAGCAGAATGTGATGCGTGGCCTGACCAGAATCCCGCGCATGTTGCTAAGAAAATCGAACAGGAATGGGTTCGTTTAAAGGGAGACGCATTTGATACCAACTTTATTGCTTATTTTTTCAAGATCAATCCTGAAAAGAAAAAAAAACGCAAGGCATAATATCAGAATAAACAACCGATCGGTCTGCCCGGCGCGCAGACATACGCGAACCTCGCCGAGGCGCGGCTGGCGCTTTATGAAGAGGCCGTGCTGCCGCTTCTTGAGCGCGTGATTACGGCGTTCGATCATTGGCTGACGCCGCTGTTCGATGACCGGCTGTCGCTCGATTACGACATGGATTCAATCAGCGCGCTGACCGGGCGCCGCGATATGCTGTGGGACAAATTGCAGAATGTCGATTTTTTGACCGTGAACGAAAAACGCGAAGCGGCCGGATATGAGGCATCTAAAAATGAGGGCGCCATTTGTTTATGAAACGGAACATATTCTGCACGATTATTCATCGCGGAAGTTTTGACTCTTATGCCGCGCGGACGCGCGGCGCTGGATCCCCGCTTTCGCGGGGATGACGGTACCTTAATGTGACGATAACGCGGCCTTTTGGCCGCGTTTTTTGTTGCGCGAAACGCGGGGGTGGAACCCCGCGCTACCGTTTTTCGCGTCGGGCACATTCACAAAACACACGAGGCAAAATGGACATCAAGCACATCGCGCGTCCGTTGGCGATTAATTCGCTGGCGGCGGACGGACTGTTTTCGGGTTACGCCAGCGTTTTCGGCGCGCTCGATCATCACAACGAAATCGTGAATTCGGGCGCGTTCACGCGCACGCTGGCCAACTGGCGGACGCAAGGCCGCGCACCGGCGATGCTGTGGATGCACGATCCGGCGCAGCCCATCGGTCTTTGGCTGACTTTGACCGAGGACAAAAACGGCCTCGCCGTGCAGGGGCGTCTGGCTTTGCGGACGCAAAAAGGCATGGAGGCTTACGAGCTTCTGAAGATGGGCGCGCTGACGGGGCTTTCCATCGGCTATCGCGTCGTCTCAAGCAAGATCGATCCCAAGCGCAAGGCGCGCGTACTGACCGATCTCGATCTTTTCGAAATTTCGCTGGTGACCTTTCCCGCCAACGAAGCGGCTCGCGTGCGCGAAGTCAAAGCGCCGCCGAAGGTACTGACGCTGAAAGGAAAACCAAAAACCGACACCCGCCTTCGCTGCTGCGCAGCTACGGTGCGGCAAGCCGACACGACGCGGGCCGTCGTTGCGCGGTTACACAAAGCGGCCCGCACGTTGCAGGAACGCACCCCCACAAACAATTCCAAAAGGAGGAAGTAAGATGATTGACATGAACGAGGTTCATGCGGCCACCGATACGCTGGCCAGGGCCTTTGAAGAATACAAATGCGTCAACGATCAGCGTTTGAGCGAGATGGAACGGCGCGGCAGCGCCGACGTGTTGCTGAACGAAAAGCTCGGCCGCATGGATCTGACGATCAACAAAATACAAGACGACGTCAGCCGCGTGAAAACCGCGCTGCGCCGTCCCGCCAAGGGGGCGCTTTCGTTCGCCATCGCCGACGAAGGCAACAGCGAGCACAAAGCGGCCTTCATGCGCTATGTGACGAAAGGCATCGAGCAGGATTTGGCGACCATACAGACAAAGGATATGGATATCATCACCGATCCGCAGGGCGGCTATATGGTACCCGTCGAGATGGCTGACCGCATCGTCACGCGCCAGTTCGACACCACGCCGATGCGACAACTCGCGACGGTGATGAGCATTTCTTCCGAAGCAGTCGAAATGCTGCGCGACACCAACGAACCCGCCGCGCAATGGATTTCGGAGCTTGGCACGCCCGTCGATACGGATCAGGGCGCTATCGGGCGCATCCGCATTCCCGTTCACGAGCTTTATGCCCAGCCGCAAGCCACCCAGAAACTTCTGGACGACGCGATCATCAACGTCGAGGAATGGCTCATCAATCGCGTGGCCAACAAATTCGCGCGCAGCGAGAACGCGGCTTTCGTCAATGGCGATGGCATCGGGCAGCCTCGCGGTTTCCTCAGCTACTCAACGCAGGCCGTCAGCGACACGACGCGGCCCTGGGGCGTTCTTGAGCATGTCATCACCGGCGTGGACGGCGGATTCGCCACAAGCGGCGGCGCGGACGTTCTGATCGATCTCATGCACAAATTAAAGGCCGGGTATTTGCCAAAGGCGAGCTGGCTCTTGCCGCGCGCCGTCGCCGATCTCATCCGCAAGTTCAAGGAAAACACCACCCAGGCCTACATCTGGCAGCCCGGCTTGCAAGCGGGAACGCCCGCGACGCTGCTCGGTTATCCGATCGTGCTGGCCGAGGATATGCAGGCGATTGCAGCCGGCAGCTATTCGCTGGCTTTCGGCAACTTTAATGAAGGCTACACGATTGTCGATCGCATCGGCTTGCGCGTGCTGCGCGATCCGTACACGGCAGCGCCTTTCGTCAAATTCCGTTGCAGCAAACGCACCGGCGGCGATGTCGTCAACTTCGAAACCATCAAGTTGCTAAGGTTCTCGGCGACGTAATGCTGAACGGTAGCGCGTAATCGTTGTTCCTTTTCTTCAAACAAGGAGACTCCCTCATGACAATCCGCGATCTTTTACGAAACACGCTGATGACGCCGTCGCTGTTGCCTGCCGCGCGCACCAACGGCACGTTCAACGGCAATACGATCGATTTGCGCGGCTTTGATTCCGCCTTCATCACCGTTTCGTTCGGTGCCTGGACGGACGGCACGCATACGCCTTCCGTTCAGGAATCAACGGATGGCGTTAATTTTACCAATGCGGCCACGACCGACATTGACGGCACATTGGCGGCCATCAGCAGCTCTGCCGGCAGCAATACGGCGCAATCGGTGGGCTATATCGGCGCGCAGCGTTATGTGCGCGTAGTGATGACGGTGTCCGGCGCAACGAACGGCGCCTTCAGCAGCGCTGACGTGATTGCAGGGCATCCGCACAACGCGCCGACGCAGTGAAGATCGGGACTCGGGGTTCGGGACTCGGGATTCGGGATTCAAACCGGGTCTTACCTGAATCCCGAGTCCCGAACCCCGAGTCCCGTATCCCTTTCTTTCAACGAGGAATCCCATGCGTAACACGGTTGTGAATGTTCTCGATACACTTACGGCGACGATTGCCAGCGGCACGTCGCTGTCGGGCGTTTTGAATCTCGGCGGCCTTCGGCTGTTCGGTATTGCGATGCCGGCGGCGTGGACGGCGGCCAATCTGACCTTCCAGATGTCTCCCGACGGCGGCACGACGTGGGTCAACATGTATGACGCGAACGGCAATGAGATGACGGCTACGACATCATCGTCGCGCCATATTGTTATCGATCCCACCAACTTCGCGGCTATTCAACTTTTGAAGGTGCGCTCAGGCACGTCTGCCGCGCCCGTCAATCAGGGGCAGGATAGCACGCTGACGCTCATTTTGCGGGCCGTCTAAACGACAATATCTAACCAGGGAGAACACCAATGGGAAAAGGCGCAACTTTCGACAACGACTTGTTGAAGCTGATTTTCAACGCGTCGGGTATTGCTAACATCGCCGACAATACGGCGACATCGCCCCTGACAAATCTTTATCTGTCTCTTCATACGGCCGATCCCACGGCTGCGGGAAACCAGACGTCAAATGAAGCGGCATACACGGGTTATGCCCGCGTTGCCGTGGCCCGTTCGTCGAGCGGTTTCACCGTGACGACAAACAGCGTTTCGCCCACCGCGGATTCCTCTTTTCCTGCGTGTACCGGCGGTACGGCCACGATTACATTTTTCGGCATCGGGACGGCGGCAACCGGGACGGGCAAGCTGCTTTATTCCGGCACCGTTTCGCCGAACATTTCCGTAAGTTCGGGCGTCACGCCTGTTGTGAAAGCGGCATCAACCGTCACCGAGGCATAACCCGTGAACATCCTGCTTTTCAGACACCGGTTGCTGGCGCTCCAGGAAAAAGGATCGGGCCTGGCCTATGGTATAAGCACGATTCTTGGCATCGGCGCGTCGTTGTATGCCGGTGTAGGGGCGATAACGGGCACGGCGTCAGCGGTGGCCGTTGGCGCGTCTAATGCAGCTGGCGCAGGATCAAGCACGGGCGCGGCTACAGTGTTGGGCGTCGGGTCCAGCTCTTCCAGTGTCAACTATAGCTTCACTTCCGGGTCACTTCCTTCTGGAACGACATTCACCCGCGGTTCATCCGGCACGTATTTTAACAGCGGCGGCACACTAAGCACGGCTTCAACGAACGCAGCGCGTTTCGATTACAACCCCACCACTTACGCCGCGCTTGGGCTGCTTTATGAAGCGCAGTCCACAAATAATGTAAAAACCTCAAATATGAGCGGGTGGATAACGACGGCAAATGCATCGATCACTTTAAATAGCGCTACATCTCCAGACGGTACGGTTGACGCAACGCTTCTAACGGAAAACACATCGTCAGCTGCTCACGGAACATCCTCGCAGCCGTCTGACTATACATATACTTCCGGGACTACTTATACGGCTTCTGTTTATTTGTTGGCAGGAACGGCAACTGTCGCTCAGATGGCTTTTTCGGGTTCAGCTTTTCCTACATCTGTATACGCAAACTTTGATCTACATAATGGCGTGTTAGGAACGGTTGGAGGTGGCGCGACAGCTACGATCACTGCGGTCGGAAACGGATGGTATCGTTGCACTTTTACAGCCGCAGCGAACGCTTCCGCAACAACGCATACCGGGGATGTTTATTTCACAAACAACAGCACTACAGCGAGCCGATTGCCCTCTTACACCGGCACGAGCAAAACTCTTTATGCTTACGGCTATCAACTGGAAGTAGGAAGCGTTCCAACATCGTTTATAGCAACGACGGGAAGCGCGGCCACACGCGCTACGGATGCCTTGGCGTTCACGATCCCAAGCGGCGTTTCCACACTTCAGTACACCTTCGACGACAACAGCACGCAGAACGTGAGCGTAAGCGCGGGCGCTTATACCGTGCCGACGAACCTCAGCCGCGCGCGGATCAAGACCATTCAAAACGTATGAGGAAAGAGGAACCGGCATGACATCCTTCACGCTTTTAACCCCGCCTGCGGTCGAGCCGGTACTGCTGGCCGACATGAAGGCGCAGGCGCGCATTGATACGACGGCGGACGATGCGCTGGCCACGGGACTTATCACGGCGGCGCGGCAATGGGCCGAGCGTTACACGGGACGCGCGTTCATTACGCAGACGTGGCGTCTGTGGCTTGACGGCGGCCTTGGCCTTGAAAAGAATTGGTGGGACGGCGTTGAGCAAGGCCCGGTGACGATTCTGAATGAAGCCAACAGCATTCAACTGCCGCGCCCGCCGCTGGCAAGCGTTTCAAACGTGCAGACATTCGACAACACGGACACTGGCACGGTTTGGGATCCCGGTAATTACTATGTCGATACGGCAAGCGAGCCGGGACGAATTGCCTTGCGGCTTGGCTGCGTGTGGCCCGTTCCGTTGCGGCTCGTCAACGGCATCATGATCGAATACGTCGCCGGTTATGGCAACGACGGGAGCTCTGTGCCGGAGCCTATCAAACTCGCGATCAAGCAATTGGCGACGCACTGGTACGAAAACCGCGGCGAAGCAGCCGTTTTGGCGCGCGCAACCCGCGACGCTTCGAGCAGCCGCGCGACCATGAACGTGCCGCTGGTCATTCAGGCTTTGCTCGATCCCTATCGCATTCTACGCTTCTGAGGATCCGATGAGCGTTGGCGCATTACGCAAGAGACTGACATTGCAAAGCGAAAGCCTTGCGCCGGATGGCGCTGGCGGCAGCATGGCCGTCTGGACGACGCTGGCGACGGTTTGGGGCGAGCTTGAGCCCGTAACAGGTTCAGGCACTGTTGTCGTAAGCGGTTTTGACAAGCGCATCACGCATACGATCAAGCTGCGCTATCGCAGCGATATAACGATTGCGACGGGAATGCGTTTGCTGTTCGGCAGCCGGATTTTTACCATCCGCTCTGCCGTTAATCTGGACGAAACCAACCGCTGGATTGAAGTGCAGGCGGAAGAGAACGGATTACTTGGAGCCTAATTATGTCATTCGACGAAGTGGAACTGCCGCTCAAGATCGGGTTTGGCGCGAGCGGTGGGCCGCTGTTCGCGACCGAGGTCATTACGATCGATGGCGGTTATGAGCGGCGCAATCAGAAATGGAGTCAGGCGCGGCGAAAATTCGACGCGCGCACAGGCGTGCACTCGGCGATGGACGCGGCGATTTTGTTGGCCTTTTTCCAGGCGCGGGCCGGGCGCGCGCGCGGTTTTCGCCTGCAAGACTGGAGCGATTATACGAGCGCTGCAGATGGCATTTCTGCGCCTAATTGGAGCGATCAATCCATCGCTACGGGCGATGGCGCGACCACGATTTTTCAACTGATCAAAACCTATGGCAGCGGCGGCGTGACGTATCAGCGGATGATCCGGAAGCCCGTTGCGGGAAGCGTGGTCGTCGGCGTTAATGGTTTGCAACTCACGACGGGATGGACAGTCGATACGACGACGGGATTGGTGACGTTCGCAACGTCGCCTTTGGCCGGGCAGGCGATTACGGCCGGGTTTCAATTCGACGTGCCTGTGCGTTTCGACACCGATCAACTAAACATCACGGCGGAAGATCAGCGGCTGGCGAAGGCCGAAATCCCGCTTATCGAGATACGCGCATGAAAACAATTTCTTCTGCGCTGCAGGCGCATCTGGACAGCGAGGTCACGATGCTGGCCGAGCTTGTCAAAATCACGCGCGTGGACGGCGTGATTAAAGCCTTCACGACGCATGATGCCGATCTGGTCGTGGAAGGCATCACGTATATGGCCGATGGTTCGTTTACGGCGCACGCGCTCGACAGTATGGCGGCCCTCAAGACGAATAATTTCGAAATAACGGGCCTGATCGACAGCGCCATTATCAGCGATGCGGATATAAAAGCCGGGCTTTACGATCACGCACGAATTGATGTTTATGTCTGCAACTGGACGGATTTATCTCAAGGCGTCGTTCAGTTGCGGCGCGGATGGCTGGGCGAAGTGACGTTGATGGACGGATCGTATGTAGCGGAATTGCGCGGCCTTCACGATCTGCTGGAACGTCCCATCGGCGATACTTACACGCCTGAATGCCGTTACGATTTCGGCGACAGCCGTTGCGCGGTCAACATCGCGGCGCTGACTGTAACGGGAGCCGTTACAAACGTGTTTGACAATGCGACGTTTTACGATTCATCGCGCAGCGAAGCGGATGGGACGTTCAATTACGGCAAGCTGACATGGACGAGCGGGGCCAATCAGGGCCTGAGCATGGAAGTGCAGAACTGGAGCGCGTCTCAGCAAGCTTTCACGTTTTGGTTGCCGATGCCTTATGCCATCGCAATCGGCGATGCGTATTCAGTCAGTCATGGTTGCGATAAGCGTTTTGCCACTTGCAGCGGCACGTTCAACAATGCCGCGAATTTCGGCGGCTTTCCTCATCTGCCGGGCCTGGCGACGATTTTGCAATATCCGGATAGCAAATGACGCAAACGCAACGCATGATCGCTGCCGCGCGGGCATGTCTGGATACGCCGTTTCATCATCAGGGGCGAAAGTCGGGCATTGGACTTGATTGCATCGGTTTGATCGTCGTGGCTTTGCGCGCCGCAGGTTGCGCCGTGCGTGACCGGGAGGATTACGGCCTTCGCCCTGACGGGCGTTCGCTGGTACGCGCGCTGGAAGAGCATGGCGCGGTTTTGGTTGAAAGAATTGAAGTGGGCGATGTTCTCGTGTTTCGTTACGATCACCAGCCGCAGCATGTGGCGTTGGCGACAAGTTCCGATACCATGATTCACAGCTTCGCGCCCGCCGGGCGCGTGGTGGAAACTGACATTGGCGCTTATTGGCGGCGAAGGTTGGTGGGGGTTTATAGGTTTCGGGACTCGGGATTCGGGACTCGAGACTCGAAGTTGGCGTTATCCGAATCCCGAATCCCGAACCCCGAGTCTCGATAATGGCCTCCATCGTTCTTGCAAGCGTGGGCAGCGCGTTTGGCAACGCTTTGCTGCCGGGAATTGGCGGGCAGATTCTGGGAGGCATGGGCCGGCAATTCGGGAAGCAGCTCGATAGCGATATCGGATTGGGAACAACGAAAAATGGGCCGCAGCTCACGAATCTCAGCGTTCATGACTCGCGTTATGGCAAGGGTATTCCGACCGTTTTTGGATGCGCGCGGGTTGCGGGAAATGTCATCTGGGCTTCCGATCTTATCGAAACATCGCAAGAGACGCAGACTGGCGGCGGAAAAGGCGGCGTCGTGACTGGCGTTGTCGGCGGAACGCGCACGACCTACAGCTACAGTATTCATTGCGCGATTGCGATTACCTCAGGTGAAATCGGCGGCATTGCGACCATCTGGGCCGACACCAAAGTGATTTATCAAAACGGCGTTTGGCTGACGGGTGTCGTCGGCAGTTCGACGTTTTACAACGGCACGATGACGCAGAACGTCGATCCTTTTTTGCAATCCATGATCGGCAGCGGGCAGGTTCCGGCATATCGCGGCGTGGCTTATGTCGTGCTGGAGTCACTGCAACTCGGAAATTTCGGAAACCGCTTGCCGAGCCTGACGTTCGAAATCATGCCGCTTGCGATAACATCCGCGCCGCAATGGCTCGGCTCTGTCGATGCAGGGATCGATTGCATGCCCGTTGTCGTGTGCAACAAGGGCATGGATCCGATTGTGATCGAAGGCGGCAGCGTGAGCGCGCGGCGTCTTATCGTCGGCGGTTTTGTGAATCCCGGCGCGACGACGGCTTTTAGCGTCGTGGAATACGATGTGACGGGCGACACGCCGACGGAACTGGCGCGATTGCTAAGCGCGAGCTTTGCGGTTTCGGATGTTGGCAATCATTCGTGGGCGTTGGATCCTTCCGGGCGTTATGTGGCGCTTTGCCTGCAAAACGTCGGGTCGTCGCCTACGTATCAACTGGCGATTTATGACACGGAAAGCCGGCAGTTTGGCAGCGTTTTCCCTATTAATTTGATTTTGAATAACGACACGAAACAGATTGCCTGGATCGACGCCCAGCATTTTGTCATCACGGACATTTCCGGCAATCAGCGCGGTCTTCACATTTTCGCGCGCGCGGGGCTGGGCATTATCGATCTCGGTTTTTACAATGTCTGGGGCGCGAATTCGACGACGTCGAAGCAGCCGCTGTATTATACGCAGTTCACGCCTACGGTCGGCGGATTGCTGCATTATATGGTGGATTACAGCCCCAACTTCACGGTTGTTTATGTGTGTCCTGTTTTTTGGCAGGGCAATACGCTGGCCGCAGGCGCGTCCTACACTTTGGTAAGCGGCATTTCGACAGGAACCGGCAGCGGCGCGCAGGCTGCCATGCTTCGCACGGGCGACGATGAATGGACGCTGTTCTACGGCACGGTTGTCGACATGCAGCTCATGTCGTTTCAGCCGGGGCTGAGTTCCGCTGTCATCACGCGGCCATGGCAACGTCTGACTAATACTTCGTTCAGCGTCACCACCAGCAACCATCCGGTTGTTTTCGGCGACAGAATTGTCGTCGTGCAACGTAGCAACAGCGATAATAACTACCGGCTATCGGAAATTTCGCTGGATGGCGGAAGTTTTTCATTGGCTGTTGACGGCGCGATTGTGAACGGTTTTGGCAATCCCGAATTCAATTTCGGTGCGATGGCTATCGATGGCGCGCGGCTTTTGTTGATGGGGCTTGGCGGGTTTAATAACGATCTCGCGCAACTTGCGATTATCCAGAGGCGCAACACGGGCGACACGTTGGATAACATCGTTGCTGCTCTTTTGACAAACGCCGGTTACGCATCAAGCGATTATGATGTGACGGCGCTCGCGGATGTGCCTATAGACGGCTTTGTGCTGGCCAATCCGATGGCGGCGGCCGCGGCGCTGACGCCATTGCAGGTGTTCGAGCCGTTCGATCTTGTGGAAAGCGATACGCAATTAAAAGCCGTAAAGCGCGGACAGGCGGCGGCGGTTGCGATTCCGGACAGTGAATCGTGCGCGACGGATAAACTGACGCCGGAACCGTTGCCATCGCGCGAGCAGACGCGCTTGCAGGAGCTTGATCTGCCGGTCGAGGTGACGATCGATTATCTTGACGCCTCGCGCGATTACGAAATCGGAAGCCAACGCGCCCGACGTTCCGCTACGCGCGGCGCGCGGACGATGGCCAAAGTGAATCTTCCCATTGTCTGCACGGCCGAGCGCGCGAAACAGATTGCCGAGGAGCGGCTTTTTACCGCTTGGGCCGAACGCGATCATGCGCGCGTGCGCTGGTCGCGGCGCTGGCTGGCGGTAGGGCCGGGCGATGTGGTCGATCTCGGCGACAGGCTCATGCGCGTGATGCAAGTGAAGCAGACGGGCGGTTTGCTTGATGTGCAAGGAACGCTTGTTGCATCGTCGTCCATCACAAGCGCGGCGCAGGCCGATGGTGGTGTGCCGGCGGATCATGCGGGCATCCTTCCGGTTGCGAGCACTCTTTATCTTATGGATTTGCCGCTGCTGCGCGCCGCCGACGATCAGCCGGGAGTCTATGCCGCCGTTAGCGGGATCGCGGGCTGGCCCGGCGCTTCGCTGTGGCGCGCCGCCGATGGCGTGAATTACAGTGATATGGCCGCGTTCAGCACGGCGGCTACGGCGGGAATCGCCACGACGGCGTTACCGAATTGCCCCAGCTGGTTTATGGATTGCGCCAGCACAGTGAACGTGCAGATGTTGCAGGGAATTCTGGCATCGTGCGGCGCCGCCGATCTTCTGAATGGCGCTAATGCCGCAATGCTGGGCAGTGAAATTATTCAGTTTCAGACGGCGACATTAATTGGACCGGGGCTTTATGCGCTGAGCAATCTTCTGCGCGGGCGTCGCGGTACGGAAAGCACGACGGGTACGCACGTCGTCGGCGAACAATTTGTGCTTTTGACGCAAGGCTCCGTGCAATTCATTCCGGCGCTCCTGACGGATCGCAATCGCAATTATGAATTCCGCGCGCTTTCGAACGGGCAGGCGCTTTGCGATGCGGTAGACACGAATTTTACTTACGCGTTGATGACGTTGCAGCCTTTTTCGCCGGTTTATGTGGCCGGAAGTCGCAGCAGCGGAACGGGCAGCGATTTGACCATCACCTGGATACGCTGTGCGCGCAAAAACGGCGATTGGATCGATTATGTCGATGTGCCGCTGGATGAACCTGTCGAGCTTTACGATGTTGAAATTATGAACGGCTCAGTGGTGATGCGGACGTTCAGCAGCGTGCCGACGGCTTTGCAAGTTTATAGCGCGGCGCAGCAAACCGCCGACTGGGGCGGCAGCATCCCGGCGCATTACACGGTGAACGTCTATCAGATCAGCTCGCGGTATGGCCGCGGGCAGAAGGCGACGGCGGTGGTTTAAGGAAGGCCGCACAAATGGCAAAGTAACCTTGTTATTCCGGAATGCTATCGAACCTGATGCGAAATGGGGGGAGAGGCTTGTTTTTGAGACACTTGTAAAGTCTTTCAACAAAGGCGCCGTCTATGTCATTTGGAGAACGCTTTTCATTCAGATAAATACTTTGTGTTTTTTCATCAAAACAGGCTTCAGATGGGTCAATATCATCAGATGAGTTGTCGCTGTAAAAACCGCGATTTTGGGCAGAAGAAGCGACTTTTCCAAGGCCTTCAACATTGGCAGTGGCCGAAGCAGCAACTGCAAAAGCTACAAGTAAGACCAACGCTGAACGCACGAGCATTCTTTTCGCGGCGTTTTTAAAAGTTTCTATAGAAGACCTATGCATAAAAAACCTCATAATTATATATGTCGAAAACCAATATGCGGCACGCTAACCGCAAAAAGGCGTGAAAGCAATCACATGATTTTTGGTTAACGGAAATTTATTCAAGCCCGGCAAGCAAGTCAAACAAAAAATCAGGAGAAAACGATGCCCACAACGCCCAATCTGGCGCTGGCGTATCTTGTTACGTCACAGGCGCAGAAGGAAGTCACGCACAACGCCGCGTTGAACGATCTGGATTACCTCGCGCAACTTCCGGTTATTGACTGCACGCTGAATACGCCTCCGGCATCGCCCAACATGGGAGACACATATATCGTCGCTTCGTCACCGACTGGCGCATGGAGCGGCTATGCCAACTGCGTTGCGGCGTATTATTCCGGCTGGATATTTAAAACGCCGCTGGCAGGCTGGAAGGCCTGGGCGCGCAATTCGAACAAGCTGCTCTATTACACGGGAAGCGCATGGTCGCCTCTGGCGGCGCCGTATCTCGACGGCACGATGACGTGGAATCCCGGAACGCTTTCAAACGGCAGCGGCGCGACATCGTCAACCGTGACAGTGACGGGCGCGGCGCTCGGCGATTTTGCGCGCGTGGCCGCGCCCTATGATCTGCAAGGCGTCATCGCCACGGCCTATGTCAACGCCGCCAATTCGGCGGTCGTGCGCCTGCAGAACCAGACCGGCGGCAGCGTGACGCTCGCGTCCGGCACGTGGCGGGTGAGGGTGACAAAGGCATAAAGGAGTCTCACATGAAAATCGAACTGGAGAGCATCGGGCGTCATGCGCCGATGATGCTGGCGTTTGCCTTGCTGATGCAGGCTGGGACAGCCGTGTGGTGGGTTTCGGCGAAGGATCGCGACACTTTTTTTCTGGAACAGCGCGTTACGAATCTGGAAGCCGGACAAGCGCGCACGGCAGAGGGGCAGGGGCAGACCCTCGAACGTTTGGCGCGGATCGAAGAACGCGTGAACGCGCAATTAGGAATCCTCGACCGGATCGAGAAACAACTCACGCCTTCACGCAAATAACGGGATTTCGGATCATGGATGGAATTATTGTCGCCGATCGGCGCGCGAATGCGGCGGGCGTTGCGCTTGTCAAGGAATTCGAAGGGCTTCATCTGACGCCTTATCTCTGCCCGGCGCGCTACTGGACAATCGGTTACGGCCACGTTCGCACGGTGCGGCAAGGCATGGTGATTACACAGGAACAAGCCGCGCAACTTCTGGACGACGATCTGCGGATAGCCGAGCGCGCGGTGGCGCGTATGGTGCAAGTGCCATTGACGGACAATCAATTCGCCGCGCTGGTCGATTTCGTTTTCAATGTCGGCACGCCCAATTTCGAACGATCCACGCTTTTGCAACTGCTCAACCGCGGCTGGTACGAGCAGGTTCCCGCGCAATTTGCGCGCTGGAATCGCGCGGCAGGCGAGGAAATGGGCGGCCTTGCGCGGCGGCGTGCAGCCGAGGCGCGGCTCTGGAACACGCCCGATGAGCCTGCTTTTCCTTCCATGCCCGTTACGGAGGGACCAACCGATGCGTAATTTTTTCAGGCTTCTTCTGACCGGCAAGGACAATCAGACCTATGAGATTGCGCGGGTTCTGATGTTTTCCGGTTTTCTGAGTTTCGTCGCGTTCGCCGCCTATGACGTTTTCTGGGCGCATCACTTCGATCCCGTCAGCTATAGCGCGGGACTGACCGGAATTCTGTTCGGCGGTTCCGGCGGCGTTGCCGTGAAAGCCAACACTGAACCGGAGTCGAAAAATGATAATCCCTGAGGAATGGAAAATTGGCGCCGTTGCGTCGGTTGCTGCGATTATTTTTGGCGTGATCGGTTGGCTGATGATTGCGCGCGCCAATTTGAAAGCCGAGTTAGCGCAAACGCGGGCCGACGTTGCGCTTTGCAGAAGCGCCAACGACGAATGGGCCAAAAAAACCGATGCGGCCAATGCGGCCATCAAGAAAATGCAAGCAGACGCCGAGGCGCGCGCCGGGCAGGCAGTGAAGTTTCAGGAAAAAGCCGAACGCAATGCTGAAAAACATGTTGCCGAAGCGCGCGCGATAACCGGCAAAGCGCTTGAAGGCGATGCATGCGCTGCGGCCAAGGCGTTGATGGCGGATTATCTCAGGAGGCGGAAATGAAACGGCTTATCTTCTGCCTTTTGCTGGCCGGATGCGCGGCGCAGCCGGTTTATAAACCGGTAACGGTCGAGGTTCCCGTTCCTGTGCCTTGCCGCGTGCCTGTCGTGCTGCATCCCGTCTGGCCGTTCCAGGCCTTGCCTGCACAGGCGGCGCTATTCGAGCAAACACGAGCCCTTCTGGCCGAAAACGAGCTTCGGCAGGCCTACGAAACGCGGCTTGAGGCGGCACTTAAGGCGTGTCAGTAGTATCAGTAGTATAATGATTCGCCTTCATCCCAACTTCCCTCCCTCCCAAATCATGCTATAATCCGCGTCCTGCCTGCGGCTCAAACGCATGACCTCATGAGCAACCTTTTCCTTAACTTTTTTCGGCGACAGTCCCGTTCGGAAATCTGGGCGCGATTGCGCGTGGAATTGATCGGGCTAGCGCAGGATTTTTGGAAAGACCCTCCACGGGTTCCTAAAACGCTCGCCCAGAAAACCGGTTCGGCAAAACCGACAAAACTGGCAAATCAGGCAAAACCGGCAAAACCGGTAAAGTCGAGGCTGAAGGCAATGCTGGAGGAGGCGTCAGGGTCTTCAAAACTTTGGCATGCCGATCTCCCGTTTATAATGGAGAAAATCTGGGGGCCTGGGCAGGTGTTGCCGAGCAGCATTGCGATGATGAATCTTCTTGTGGCGCCGTTTGGACTCAACAAGGAGATGAGCATCCTCGATCTTTCCGCCGGTCTCGGCGGCATGGCGCGCAAACTGGCTGTCGAGTTTCACACGTATGTCACGGGCCTTGAGACCGACCCTATGTTGGCGCAGCGGGGCATGGCGATATCCAACGAGCAAGGCAAAAGCAAGCAGGCAAGCATCAAGGCCTACAATCCTGCCGAGTTTGTGTCGAGCCGGCATTACGATTGCATTGTCGCGTGCGAGTTGTTCTATCGCGTTCCCGGCAAGGAAAAGTTTTTCAAAGCCATTGCAGCAGCCCTAAAATCGCGAGGGCAAATTGCATTTACCGATTACATCCTCGATCCCGCGCCGACGCAGGATGCCGCCGTGCGGTCTTGGCTGGAGCGCGAGGCCGTTACGCCTATGTCGATGAAGGATATGACGAAGGCCTGGGCCAGGCTCGGTTTCGATGTGCGCGTGAGCGAAGATCAAACGGCGGTGTATCGGCGTGACCTTGTACAGGGTATGGCGGAATTTGCCGGGTTTCTGGCGGATAACCCGCCAGACGAAATGACCAAGCCACTGATATTACAGGAAATGGGCCGCTGGGCGCTCCGCGAAGCGGCGTTGGGGCATGGCCTGAAACTTTGCCGGTTTTATGCGATTAAATATTAGAAATGAAAATATTTCCTGTCCTTGAATTAACCATCATTTTTGGGGCATTCTTTTTTTCCTGACATGAATAAGATCGGCACTTCACATAATCTCGCCTACGGCGGGACGTTTTCCCGGTTTTTGGGCCTGGATGCGCTTGGCCAATCCGCGCAACGCGGTACGGAAGCGCTCTTGGATCTTCAGCGCGCCGACGGCCATTGGGCTTTCGAGCTTGAGGCCGACGCGACCATT